GTGGAGATCGCCCGCAGCGCCGAGGAGGCGTGGGCCATCGTGTCTGATACCTACCGGCACGGCTAGCCAATGCAGGCCCCGTTTCCATACTTCGGAGGCAAGCGCCGAGCCGCGCCGATCATTTGGCAAGCGTTCGGCGACCCCGGCGGCTATGTCGAGCCGTTTGCCGGAAGCGCTGCCGTGTTGCTGGCACGCCCCGCATTTATAGGTCGCCGTGTGGAGACGATCAATGATGCAGACGGGTGGCTTATCAACGCATGGCGGGCTATCCGACACGCGCCCGATGCGGTCGCCAAACACGCGCACGGGCCGGTGTCCGAAATAGACTACCACGCCCGTTTGGCATGGCTTCAAGCTCGACGAGACGACGAGCTGGTGGCATGGCTAGAGGGCGACCCAGAACACTACGATGCAAAGGCCGCAGGGTGGTGGCTCTATGTGGTCGCGTGCGGCATTGGCGACCCGTGGGGGCGTGGCCCGTGGCGCGTAGTGAATGGCAAGCTGCGCAAATTGCCGCATCTGGGTAACGCCGGACAGGGCATCAACCGGAAGCTGCCGCATCTGGGTAACGCCGGACAGGGCATCAACCGGGAGCTGCCGCATCTGGGTGACGCCGGAAAGGGCCTAGCGGGCTATCTTTATCGCATCGCCGAGCGACTTCGGCGCGTAAGAATTACCTGCGGGGAATGGCGCCGCGTGCTAGCCCCAAGCGTGCTGCGCGCAACGACCGGCGGGGACGGTTCGACGGCGGTGCTGCTCGACCCGCCGTACGCCACCTCCGGCGACCTGTACGCTCACGGCTCTAGCACGGCAAGCGATGACGCGCGGGCATGGTGCCTAACAGCTCCCGGCGCTTTGCGAGTCGTGCTGTGTGGCTATGACAACGAACACGACGAGCTGCTGCGTCACGGCTGGCGTAAGCAGCAAGGCCGCGCGGGTGGCGGAGCTGGCTATAGCGTCAACCGCGACAATGGCAAGCGCGAGCGTTTGTGGATGTCTCCGGCGTGCCTAGACGACACACTATCGCTGGGCCTCACCTAGCCCACTAGCTTTCTACCATGACCCCGACCCGTCCCGATTGGCTCACCATCCCGGAAGCCGCCGCGCTGCTCGGGGTCAGCCGCCAAGCCGTTCACAAGTTGTGCGACCTTGAGCCCATCGTCATCCGCGCCCGCCAGGTCAACGGACTAAACGCCCAGCGCCGGGTGCTGCACCTCGACACCGCTGACGTGCTTTCCCTGCGCGAGCAGCGCCACGCCAAGGGCCAGCCGGTCGGCCCGATCCCGTGGCCGGTCGAGGCCAGCCACCCGCCCGAGGTGCCGCCCGTGCCGCCCATGCCGCGCTTTGTGGGGCTGGGGATGCCGACCTTCCGCCCGTTCTAGCTGTGGGGAACCTGTGACTAAAAAAAAGCGACCCGCCGCGAGCCTAGCCAACCTGAAGCCTTTCAAGCCGGGGCACGATCCGCGCCGCAATATGAAGGGACCGCCCAAGCTCCCGGACCTGCGCGAGGCCCTTGCCCGCGTGCTGTCCGAAGAAGAGGGCGGCATGACGGCCCTAGAGCAAACGATCCGCGCCCTGCGCGCCAAGGCTGCCGAGGGGGACGTGCGGGCCGCCGAAGCCCTGCTGGATCGCGCGTTCGGCAAGGCCGTGCAGCGCACCGACGTGACCAGCGGGGACAAGCCCATCGCGACCCCGCCCATCGCCTGGATTCCCGTCCCCCATGTGGAGCCGCCCCGATGACCGACACCACAGGCACCGCCCGCCAGCCCCACGAAATGTGGTGGTCGCACCACATCCAAGCGCGCGGCATCACCGGCTCGACCTTCGCGGGGTGGCTGTCGCAATCGGACCCGCACAGCCGTCGCGCGGTGTTCCAGCAGGTCGAGACGCTCGGGGCACGGTCGGTGCTGGAGTTCGGCCCCGGCACGTTCCTCGACTATCAGACCTACTGGCGCGCTCACCCGTGGATCGGCTACCGGGCGGTGGAGCTGACGCCCGAGCTGGTCGCCTACGGGCAAGGGCTGGGGGCGCAGGTCGCGCTCGGCAGCATCGCCAGCGTGGACCACTACGGACAGGCCGACGTGGCGTATTGCCGGCATGTGCTGGAGCATCTGCCCGGCTATCACAACGCCTTGGAGACGCTGCTCGCCCACGCCCGCCGCGCCGTGGTGGTCGTGTTCTTTCAGCTCGGGGAGGGGGACCAGGACAGCATCGTGGTGGACCAGACGTTGGCCCACGGCACCTACTGCAACGTCTACAGCCGCCAGCGCCTAGAGGCGTGGCTCACCGCGCGTGGCCTGCGCTATAGCTGGGCGCGGCCCGCCACCGACCACATCCTCACCATCTATATGGATGAGCAGCGCGCCGGGTGAGCCCCGCCCGCTGGAGCTGCTGAGTGCCTACCAGCCGCTATTCAACCCCGCCCCCGCGTGGCGCTACGCCTTCCTGACGGGCGGGCGCGGCGGCGGCAAATCGTTTCATACAGCGCTGTTCCTGCTCAACCTGACGTACGAGGCGGGGCACGTCATCCTGTTTACCCGCTGGACGATGGTGGCGGCGTCCATCTCGATCATCCCGGAGTTTGTGGACAAGATCGAGCTATTGGGGCTGGCCGACGACTTCGACGTGACGCGCGACACGATCCGCAACCGGCGCACCGGCTCGGCCATCCTGTTTCGCGGCATCAAGACCAGCAGCGGCAACCAGTCGGCACGGCTCAAGTCGATTCAGGGCGTGACCACCTGGGTGTTGGACGAGGCCGAGGAGCTGGTCGATGCCAAGAGCTTCGACACCATCGACTATAGCATTCGACAGGTAGACCGCCCCAACCGGGTGGTCCTCGTCCTCAACCCCGCCGCCCGGACCCATTTCCTCTATGAGCGGTTCGTGGCCGAGCGGCGTGACGACACGCTGTACATCCACACGACCTACCAGCAGAACGCGCACAACCTGAGCCCGTCGTTCATTGAGCAAGCCGAGCGGCTGCGCGACACCAACCCCCAGCGATACCGGCACGTCTTTCTCGGCGAGTGGACGCACGCCACCGAGGGGCTGCTATGGACGGGGGCGGACATTGTGCGGGCGCGCGTCGAGCAGGCCCCCGACAACTTCGCCAGAGTGCTGGTGGGCGTAGACCCCGCGGTGACGGCCAACACGGCCAGCAACGAGACGGGCATCGTCGTCGTGGGGCTAGGCCGCGACCGCCGCGGCTATGTGCTAGAGGACCTGAGCGGGCGCTATAGCCCCGCGCAATGGGGCGCGGTGGCGATTGACGCCGCACGGCGTTGGGGCGGGAGCATCGTGGCCGAGGTCAACCAGGGCGGGGACATGGTGCGGTCGGTGCTCGCCGCGCAGGGCGACAAGGCGCACGGCGTCCGCATCGTCGATGTCCGGGCCACGAAGGGCAAGCTGGCCCGTGCCGAGCCGGTCTACGCGCTGTACCAGGAGGGGCGGGTGTTCCACGTCGGGCAGCTCCCGATCCTCGAGCAGCAGATGGCGAGCTTCCGCCCGGACGCCATGGACGGCAGCCCTGACCGCGTGGACGCGCTCGTCTGGGCGCTGTCGTCGCTGATGCTCAAGCAGGTCGAGGCGTTCGTGGTCTAGGTGCTGGTCTAGTCAACCGGCCAGCTTGCGGCGGGGACCATGCCGCGCCTAGCGTTCGGACCATGGCTGACGCCCCGGCCCCTGTGGCCGTCCCGACCCTGCGCGAGCGCGTAGGGCTCGCCTTGAAGGCGCTGCGCGGGGACATCACCGCGCCCGACGCATCCCGCGCCGTCATCCCGCTGACGTACCCGAATTTCCCCGGTTTGACCGGCACGACCGGCCAGCCGCAGAACGGGCTCGCCAGCGGCACGCCGCAGATGTCGCTGGTCCGCACGGCCAACCCGCAAGAGTACAAGCCCGAGGGCGCGTCGATCCGCGTCGAGGGGTTCAGCAAGCACCCGGTCGTCCATGCGTGTATGCGCGTGATCGCCGACACGGTGGCGTCGGTGCCGCTTATCGTGCTGCGCGCGCGGGGTGACTTTGAATCGCGCGTGCCCGAGGCGCACCCGCTCCAGCGGCTGCTGGACTACCCCGGCCCACGGTTCACGGCCCGCACCATGCGCGCGCGGCTGGCGGTCGACTTCCTAGGCTACGGCAACGCCATGCTGGAGATGGACCGCGGCCCGTCCGGCGTGGGCTTGCCGCGGCGACTTGGGTCTATCAACCCGGAGTCGCTTCAGTCGGTGTGGGTAGACACGGACGGCGACCCGCGGCGGTACGACTACGCCAACTGGAGCGGGATCATCGTGCAGCGGGACGTGGCGGACATCATCCACGTCCGCGACCTGGAGATGCCGCGTCCGTTCACCCCCGACGCGTTCGGTTTCCCCCGCGGGGCCACGGCGCTGGCGTCCATCGCGGCCGACAACGAGGCCACGAAGTACGTCCGCCAGGTCGTGACCAACGACGGCACCCCGACCTTCGCCGTGCTGTTGGCCGACGAGGCTACGCAGGATGACGCCACGGCCATGCAAGACCGCTACCGGGCCCGCGTGGTGGACCGCGGCAAGCGTGGCACCCCCGCCTTCTTCGGAGCCGTAAAGGACATCAAGCCCCTTGGCTTTACGCTGTCGGACCTAGAGTTCCCCGACCTGCGCCGGGTGTCCCGCGAGGACATTTGCGCGGCGTTCGGCGTGGACCCGCGGATGATCGGGATCGCGAGCGCCACTAGTGACGCTGGGCTGTCGGGCGCACAGTACGTCGAGGCGCGCGCGCGGCTGGTGCAGCACACCATTGAGCCCATGCTGGCCGCGATTGAGGACGAGTTGAACCATTGGCTCGCCCCCGAGTTTGGGGACGTGTGGATCAGTTACGACCACGACATGCTGCGCGAGCTGGTCGAGGACGACAGCGCCACCAGCACGCGCGTCCGGGCCGAATTCCGCGACGGGCTGCGGACGTGGGAGGAGTCGCGCCGTGCGCTGCGGCTGTCCCCCATCCCTGAGCCCACCGACACCATCCTCATTAGCGCCGGTGGCACGCTCACGCCCGCCGCGGTGGCCGTCATCGACCCGCGCATGGTGGCCGATCAAGCGCCCGCGCAGGACGACGAGGTTCCGGCCGGTGCGCCCACGGGTGCGCCTGCCGACGCCGCCTCAACTCTTGAGGCGCCCACGAACGGCGGCGGACTGGCGATCAACTTGAATGGCGCGCAGATCGCGGCGGCGAAGGACATCATCCTGGCCGTGGCGGCGGGCCAGCTCCCGCGCGGCAGCGGGATCGCGATGCTGCAAATTCTGTTTGGCTTGAGCCCCGAGGAGGCCGAGCGTCTGATCGGGGACGCTGGCACGGGCGCGCCGACACAGCCCAACATCATTGAAGGGGCTGGCACGGTCACCGATACCGTGGCACCAACCTCCCGGCCTGCGCCGTCGTCTATGGACAGCGAGGACGAACCCGACGACGAGGAAAGCAATGGCCGCTCGGCGCAACGTGTTTCGGCAGGAGGTGCCCCCGTACCGGCGCGTGCTGCCGTGGCGGCGGTGGCAGCGATCCAAAAGGCACCGGCTCCCGCTGGTGCGGCGGTACGGAATGCCAGCCCTCTGGTAGACGAGCAAGGCCGCCCCTACTGGGTGCATCACCCCGAGGTGCTGCGCGCCCCGCTGTACCGCGAGGACGGCGAGCCGAACGAGGACCACATCCTGTACCGCTACTGGAAGCGGCAGGTGTCGGAGATGGACCGGCAGGAAGCGCCGTTCTATAGCACCGCGCGCGAGCGGTTCCGCGAGGACGCCAAGGGCGTAGCCGCGATGTTCGCCAAGGCGACCCGCGCGGACGACCCGGTGTTGGACGCCATCGAGCGGCAGGTGCGCGCCAACTACGCCAAGGGCGGGGACTACTACGCCGCGTGGCGGGCCGCGTATCTGGAGCTGATCGAGCGCATGTACCTCTTCGGCGCGCAGGAGGTGGCGGGCGCGGGGTTCAGCTTCGGGCTCAAGCCCGCCAGCGTGCTGGACGCCATCGCCAATCGCGCCGACCGGCTGGCCGAGCTGATCGGGGAGACGACCGCCAACCAGGTGACCGCGGCAATCCGGTCCGCCGAGCTGGCCGAGCTAAGTGTGGCCGAGACGGCGCGGCTGATTCAGGCCAGCGTATACGGCGAGCAGATGACCGACGTGCGGGCCACGCGCATTGCCAAGACCGAGGTGGCGGGGGCACAGTCGCAGGGCTCATGGGATCAAGCCAAGGCCGAAGGCGACCTGTTCCGCGCGAAGCAGTGGCTGGCTTTCGAGGACAGCAAGACTCGCCCCACGCACGCCGCGGCAGGGGCACAGCCGCCCATCGGCATGGATGACGCGTTCGGCAACGGCTTGCTCTATCCGCTGGACCCACGCGGCCCCGCGGGCGAGGTCATCAACTGCCGCTGCACGTTGGCCTATTACACCGAAACCGCCGAGGAGGCGCAGGGCGTCCTATGACCGTACAGACTGTGACGCTGCACCGCCGCGAGGTGGCGCTGGAGACGCGCCAAGATGAGCTACCCGCGGGTATTGCGGGGCGCATCACCGGCGTGGCCCTGACGTATGAGCAGGTCGACACCTACGGCACCGTGTTTGCGCGCGGCTGCGCGAAGCGCACCATCGACCTCAAGGTCAAGGCGCGCAAGGTTCCCTTCCTCATGGACCATGAGCGCGAGGTCGATGCCCATGTGGGCGTGGTCGCCAGCCTCACGGACACCGGGGACGCGCTGGTGATGGTCGCCGACCTGTTCGACACCGAGGGTGGTCGGGCCGCGAAAGAATACGTCCAAGCCGTCATGGCCGCGGGCGCGTTTACCGGCCTGTCGATTGGGTTCGTGCCCAAGCGCACCGAGATGGCGACCCTTGACGGGAAGATGGTCGAACGCTTCCTAGAGATTGAGCTGCGCGAGATCAGCTTGACCCCCATGCCCAGCGTCCCCGGCACCGATGTGTTGGGCGCGCGCAAGGATGTACCCGAGCAGCCCCGCGCCTCCGTGCGCACGGACCGCGACCTGCTCATGCTAGCCGCCCGCACGGCGCTCGACGCCTTGAGCGTCACCGACCGACAGGCGGTGCTGGATGCCTACGCCTCCCCGTACCTGGACGATGCGGCCTCGGGCACGCGCGCGGAATGCTGCGCCCCGCCCACGCCGCCGCCAGCCCGCGAGGACGCGGCGGTCCCGATGGCCGACCGGCTCAAGGCCGTGCGGCAGACTTACTCCGTATAACACCGAGGACACCATGAATACCCCGCTGGTCACCAAGAACCGCGCGGCGAACGAGCTGCGCGCGCAGGCGCAGAAGCTCCGCGCCGAGCTGATGGACCCCGCCGTCACGCTGACGGTGGACGAGGTGAAGAACCGCACGGACGCCATCATGGCGTTGGAGCAGCGCGCGCAGGCCGCCGCCGAGTTCACGCCGGACGCCGAGATCGACCGGCAGGGCGGGGACACCGGCCTCACCCGCATCGACGCGGGCGGGCAGCCCGAGCGCACGGAGTTCCGCGGCATGGCCGACGCCATGGCCGATGTCCGCAAGGTGCTGGTCAACCACTTCCCCACGCTGGGCGCCTACATCCGCGCGGCGGCGCGCGGCACGAAGGACCCGCGTCAGGTGGAGGGGCTTCGCAAGGTGGCGGAGATGACGCGCACCATCACCGGCTCAACGGCCGGTGGGGAGTTCCTGCTTCCGCTGACGCAGGTGCCCGAGATTTTCTCGGTGTCCAACGCGCAGCCCGGCATCTTCCAGTACGCCCGCCGCTACAACGTGCCGGGCCGCTCGCTCCGCATCCCGTATCTGATTCAGGACGAGGGGACCACCACCCTAAACCGCCCGATGGCCGGTAAGATCGCCAACGTGACCATCGTGGGCGAGGGCTCGACCAAGCCGGAGCGCGAGCCGCAGTTCGGCCAGCGGCTGCTGGAGATCTACAAGTACGCCGCCATCACCGAGTTTGGTGACGAAATCCTCGGCGATGACTTTACGGGCGAGCTGCCCAGCGAGGTCACCACCGCGGTGGGTGGGCAGATCATCAACAAGCTCAACGAGGATCTGACCATCGACGGCACGGGCTCGTCCCAGCCGCTCGGCGCGCTCAACACCAACAACGGCTCGCTGATCGCGGTCAATCGGACCACGGCCAACAGCTTCGTGGCGGCGGACGCGTTCAAGATGTACGAGCGGCACACGGTCGGTCCGCGCTCGGTGTGGATGGTGTCGCGCCGCGTGCTGGCGCAGCTCTTCGCCCTCCAGGCGACCAACAACACCATGGTCACCTGGATCAGCAACCTGCGCGACACGCCGCAGATGCTGCTGCTGGGGCTGCCGGTGATCGTCACCGACCTGCTCAACACGCTGGGCAGCCGCGCCGACGTGGCGCTCGTCAACGGCGACTTCTACGCGATGGGGCTGCGACAGGCCCTGACCGTCGAGTCGTCCATCCACGTCAAGTTCGTGCAGGACATCACCACGTACCGCTTTCTGGCGCGTGGCGGTGGCATCCCGATCCCCACCTCCACCTACGCCTACAAGACGGTGGCGGGCGTGAAGGTGGACGCGCACAGCCCCTTCGTGGTGCTGGATGTCCCGGCCAGCTCCTAAGCTGACCCGTAGCAAGGCCACGGCCGCAGGGGCGCTCCCCCCTGCGGCTGCGGCCGTGCCTGCCCCCGCGACGGCGCGCGTCATGGCGATTCAGCCATGCCTCATCGCGGGCGTCCGGCGCGAGGCGCGGGAGATGTTTGAGGTGCCCGCCGACCGGGTGAACGACTTCGTCCGCTTCGGGCTAGTGCTGTCGCACCCGCTGGCGGGGATGATGGGCGAGCAGATGCAGGCCGCATGGCGCGAGGCTGCGACCCAGATGCGGCCCGGGCTGGACGACAACACGCTCGTGGTGGATGACGCCACCGTCGCGCAGCTTTGGGCGGGACCGGGGCGGCTCTTGTCCCCGCCCGAGGTGCCTGAGCAGTACACGGCTGCGGAGCCGACCGAGGGGGCGCTGCGCGTACTCCAGGTGACCGAGTACGACCCCGGCAGCTCGGTCTACCGCTACCATTCCGCGGCCAACACCGCACCCGGCGTGCTGTCTGCGCTGGTGCGCTTCGACTATAGCAACCCGCATAGCCATTGGCGGCAATGGGACGGGGACGCCCACCGAACCACGGTGGACGTGCTGGCCGCGACGGCCGACGTGCTGCACGTCCACATGGACTACCGCGGGTTGTTTCAGCGCCTGCGCGTGGCCCCGACCGACCGGCAGCGGGTGGCGATCACCTATCATGGCAGCCTGCCACCGGGCGACCCGCGCGTGACCTACCGCGACAAGGACACGGACAGCAAGCTGGGCGCGCTGGTGTTCGGCGCGCGGCCCTACCACCACCGGCACGGCGTGGAGCATTGGCTGCCAATCCCCATGCCGGTCGCCAACTACCAGGCGCTGCGGGCCAGCGTGACGCGCCATCCCCTGCCGTGGGAGGGCGGGCGACTGCGGATCGCGCACAGCCCCACGAAGCGGGCGATCAAGGGGACGGACGACTTCCTCTCCGTGGTCGGCTACCTCAAGGACTACGGCCTGCCCGTGGAGCCGGTGCTGATCGAGGACATGAGCCACGGCGAGGCGCTGGAGCTCAAGGCCACCTGCCATGTGGTGTTTGACTCGTTCTGGCTGGGGATGCAAGGCAGCGGGCTAGAGGGCGCGGCGATGGGGCTGCCCGTCATCGCGGGCGACCACGGCGCGGTGGCGGACCTAGAGCGGCTTGGCATCCCGTGCCCGTGGACTTTTGGCGACACGCGCGAAGAGCTGCGCGAGGCCGTGCGGCGGCTGTGCGTTGACAGCGGCTTCTACGCGGCCGAGGCCCAGCGGGTGCATGATTACACCGTAGCCCACCACGACTACCCGGTGGTGGGTGTTAAGTACGCCCGACTTCTGCGCGAGGCTGTCCGTGGCGCTGCCGACTAGCACCGACCTGAAGGACTACCTGCGGATCGAAACCAACGCGGAGAACCCGCTGTTGGCCGCGCTGGTGGCGCGCGCGCAAGCCATGCTGGAGGGGTGGATCGACTGCCCGATCACGGCCGAGGCGCAGACGGCGGTGGACCGCGCCGAGTCGCTGGACGAGCCGGTGACCAGCTTGATCTTCCCGCGCCGTCCGATTGGCAGCGTGAGCATCACGGACGCCGAGGGCGGCACGGTGGACCCGACCACGTATACCGTATACGGGGCGTCGGGCATGATCTACGCCAAGCCGCTGACGAGCTTTTATAACGGCCCCTACACCATCACGGCGCAGGTCGGGCTGTCGCTGCGCGCGGACTATGCGCGCATTGAGCCGCTGCTGACCGAAATGATTCTCGACCTTGCCGCCGACCTGTACCAGCGGCGGACCCCCGGCGCGGCCAGCGAAAAGGCCGCCGACACCACGATCACCTGGGACGCCAGCCGCGAGACGGTGGCGCGGGTGGTCAAGAGCCTGCGCCTGTTCCGGCTGGGGGTGGCCCAATGACGATGGTGTCGGGGCGGCTCGACCAGCGGGTGAGCTTTTGGGCGCGCGAGGACGCGGGCGCGGATGGGTTTGTGCGCCCCGTGTTCGTCTATATGGGCACCTACTGGGGCCGCATCGACCACACCGCGCAGACGCAGAACGTGGGCACCGAGCCACAGGCCGAAATCAACTATCGGTCCCCCGCGCGGGCCACGGTCGCGGACTATGTGGACGTGCCGCTCAACGGGCTGCTCAAGCTGGAGGGCGACCCAACCGCTTATTGGGTGCGGGGCGTCATCACGCAGCGCCAGCTGCGGTCGCAGCGCATCGACCTCGAGGTGGTGACCCCGCTGGAGACGGTCGAGTTTGTGGAGTTTGAGGGGCTGCCGACCACGGACGGCGTCCATCTGGTGACCACCGCCGAGTTTTCCACCGCCTTCGACGAGGCGTTCGCCTAATGGCTGATACCCCGCGCACCCTATCCACGCTGATCGCGCAGCTTGCCGACAACACCAGCGGCAACATCACCGCACAGGTGGTTCGCGATATGCTGGTGTCGCTGTACCCGAGCCGCGGCCAACTCCAGCTCGCGCCGGGTGGCGCGGTCGCCACCACGTTCGCCAGCAGCGGTAGCTATACGCCGGTGCGCGGGACCACGGAGCTGGACACCGACGTGTGCAGTTCGTGTGTGTCGATGCCCGCCAGCGGGCAGCTCAAGTGGGAGAAGGGGTCCACGCACATCCTGAACGCGCAGGCCACCCTTGAGGTGCTGCCCGCGGCGAACAACAAGAAGTATACCTTTACGTTCGCCAAGAACGGCATTGCGCTGCCCGACTTGGCGTTGCCCGCGTTCTATGGCAACTTGAGCGGCAACCCCGTGGGAGTGTACCTGTCCGGGCTGATCCCCATTGCCGAGGACGACATCATCTCGGTGGTGGCCAAGAACGACACCGACACGACGGCAATCACCGCTTCCGTGCTGACGCTGGGCGGCGTCGGCTTCATGACCTAGAGGAGACGACTATGGCACGCAAGGCGTTGGCGACGGGCACGCAGCTCCTGGCGGAGCGCACGATGGGGACGGTCATGCCGAGCGGCGAGGACGCCGTGACCTCGGTGGTCTTTGAGATCTTCAACGCGGCGGGCGGGTTCAGCATGATCCCCCGCGTGGATCTGGAGGAGGCGGCCCAGACGCCGTACAACGTGCTGTACTGGAACCTGCTCACGCAGGCGCCCATCGCGGCGGGCACGCCGATCACGGCGGCGGGGATCTACGCGGTGTACGCGCCGGGGTGCAAGGTGTACGCGGTGACGAGTGCGGGAACGGCCACCTGCGAGGTGCAGCGGGTGTACGGGCGGGCGTTCTGATGCTGGCGACGAACGCCGGGCTGTTGACGCCGATCCTTGGCGACCCGTCGCCGTGGAATCCGGAGCGCCTGTACATCAACGGCGAAGCGGGCGCATGGTACGACCCCGGCGACCTGACCGCCGAGAAGGTGGCGTGGCGGCGCAACCTGCTGACGTGGTCGGAGCAGTTTGACAACGCGGCGTGGGTCAAAAGCAATGCTACAATCACAGGCAATGCAAGCATAGCGCCAGATGGTACGACAACGGCTGACACGTTTGTCGAAAGCGTTGACGGCGCGCCTACCGCACATTTTGTATATCAACAGCCCTCGTTTGTGGCTGGGCAGCCGTACACCTACACGTTGTACGCCAAGGCCATAGCCTCTGATCGGCTTTTGCAGATTTACGCGCAAAGCAGCGGCGTGTTTGCGCGCGCTTCGTTCAACTTGAACACCGGGGCTGTTGTCAGCAACGATGCTGGCTCCGCTGCGATCACGGCTGTTGGCAGTGGATGGTATCGGTTGACTGTCAGCGGCACGCCAACTACCACGGGTGGCGGGTTTGTTTTCATTGTGTCCAAAAACAGCAGTAATTTGGACTACACGGGCAACGGGTCGCAGGTGGCGTCCATCTGGGGTGCGATGCTCAACCCCGGCACCGTGGCCGAGTCGTACCAGCGCATCACCGACTTCACCAGCGACTTCCTCGCCGCGTTTCCCACGCACGCGCTGTATCAGGACTCCGCGGGCACCACGCCCGTGACGGTGCTAGGCCAGCCGGTCGGGCTCGCGCTCGACAAGAGCCGGGGCGCGCTGGCGAATATCGGCGCAACGGTGCTGACCAACGGCGACTTCGCCAGCGGCACGGGGTGGACGGCGGGCACGGGCTGGAGCATCGCGGCGGGCGTGGCGACCAAAACGGCGGGCACAGCGTCGGTGCTGTCGCAGGCGGTGACGCTGACGATCCCCGGCACCTATCGGCTGGTGTACACCATGACGCGGTCGGCGGGCACGCTGACGCCGCGCATCACGGGCGGGACCACGGTGAGCGCCACGGCGCGGTCGGCCAGCGGGACGTACACGGAATACGTCACCACGGTGACGGGCAACACCACGTTTGAGTTCAGCGCCGACGCCAGCTTTGCGGGCACGGTGGACGATGTGGCGTTGCAGCTCGTCCCCGGCGTCCACGCGATCCAGCCGACGAGCGCGAGCCGCCCCGCGCTGGACGCGCGCGTGAACCTGCTGACGTACAGCGAGCAGTTCGATAACGCGGCGTGGACGAAAACGAACGTATCGGTCACCGCCAACGCAGCAACGGCACCGGATGGCAGCACAACTGCTGACAGGGTTGTGCCATCGACCGGCAGCGTAGCGCAGCAACTGGTCCAAGGCTTTGCGGTCGGTGCCGTCGCGTACACGCAGAGCGTTTACGCCAAGGTCGGGACGTATCAATTCATCCAGTTCAACAACTCGCAGTCTGGCACAGAGTTCGTCAACTTCGACGTAGCGACGGGCTCGGTGGGCACGGTTGGCGGAAGCGCCGTTGCGGCTATCGAAAACGTCGGCAACGGCTGGTATCGCTGCACCGTGACCTACTCGGCGTTCACCGCTGCCACCGTCAACTTTCGCTGGCAGGTAGTGGGTTCCGCCACGGCGACCCGCGCGCAGGCGTTTGCCGGTGACGGCACCAACGGTGTGTTGATGTGGGGCGCGGACCTGCGCCTCGCCACCGACGCCGCGTACCCGTACCAGCGCGTGGTCACCGCGACGGACTACGCGGACGTGGGCGTGCCGCGCAGCTTCCTGCACGACGGGTTCGACGACAGCAGCTACACGGCCAGCAGCCTGGACCTGAGCGGCACGGACAAGGTGACCGTGTGGGCGGGGGTGTACAAAAACAGCGATGCGGCGTTCGGCGTTTTGGCAGAATTGACGGCAAACGCTGGATCAAACAACGGTGGCCTTGCGGTGATAGCCCCCGGTAATAGCCCGACACGCTACCAATGGGTGTCGCGTGGCACCGCAGCGGCTTCCGCGGTTACGAGCAGCGCAAGTTTTTCTGCTCCGCATTCTGCTGTTTTTTCTGGTGTTGGCGATATTGCGGCAGATGTGTGTGCGCTGCGAATTAACGGCGCGCAGGTCGCGACGGACAGCACCGATCAGGGCACCGGCAACTACGCCAACGCCGTGCTGTACATGGGCCGCCGCAACAACACCAGTAACCCGCTCAACGGCAAGGTCTACTGCATCATCATCCGTGGCGGCGTGACGGACGCAGCCACGCTGGCCCTCACCGAGCGGTACGTCGGCTCCCGCATGGGGATCGTCCTGTGAGCGACCTGTTCCGCACCTTCATCGTCCCCGCCGCCCACGCCGACCTCGCCCGCGCCCTGTGCGCGCTGGAGGCCGGGGGCGCGGGGATGTTCACCACGGGCCTGTCGGCTGACGGCACGGAGCCCGCGACGCACTACGTCTCGACCGGGCAGGTGCCGGGGCCGCTGGGGATGGCCGCGCCGTGCGCCGTGTGGGAGTTGGACGCGGAGGGCGCGTGGGTGGAGGTAAGCCGCGAGCCGGGCAACCCTGCTGCCGTCTACGCCGCCTCGCAGGCCGCTGACCCGCCGGTGGCCTGCACGCTGGCGGACATCGAAACCCTGTTCCTGGCGTCCGACATCACCGCGCAGGAGCCGTTTACCGCGTGCGGGCGGCTGGGGCTCCGCATCGTCACGCCGCCGGAGCCCACGGCTACCCCCGCCAAGGCCAAGCGGTGACACGCAAAGCCTTCCCGATCCCCGCCGCGGTCGGTGCCGTCGCCATGGCGCTGCTGGCGGGGTGGGGGCTGGCCGAGTACACGCAGCGCACCGATCCGGCGCTAGGCGGGCGCGCGCCGTGGACCCCGCCGACGTGGGCGGAAGCCGATTACCTGGCGATGTGCCGCGAGTCGCGCGCGTGCGTGCGCAGCTTTACCGACATCCGCTGGTACTGGCTGGACGCCGACACGCTGCCGCGCGCCATCTGCCCGCAGGGGCGCGAGGTGTGGGGGTGCTTCGACGCCACGGCGGGCACCATCACGCTGGCCGGTCGGCACGTTCACGACTCAATCTTGATCCGGCACGAAATGCAGCACGCCGCGCTGGAGCGAGTGAACGCCAGTGCGCACCCGTGCCGGTGGTTTAACTGGCCCCGCCGCACGCTCTGGCTGGGCGTGGCGTGTGAGGGGGGCGCGTGAGCGCCATCCGCTTCCGCATTGTGGACCGCTCGCAGGGCGCGACATGGTGCCGCGACAGCTCGGGGCCGTCCGTCTATGTGCCCACCCCGACGCTGGCGCAGCAGCCCGCCGCGGCGGTGCGGGACACGTCCGAGGGGGCGCAGGATCTGGGGTTCTTTACCGGGGGCTTTGATGGCCGCTGAACAGCGCAAGACGATCTTCCTAGCCAACGCCTACCTTGTCCGTCAGGAGCTGCGGGTGTACAGCGCCTCGACCGACGAGTTCGCCGTGTGGACGGGGCAGCCCGTTACGGTGACCATCGCCACGGACGCCGCCGGAACAAGCCCGGTGACGGGGCTGTCGGCGCTAGTCATGGCCGAGTCGAGCGCCACGCCTGGGGTGTACTACCGCGTCCTGACGCCGACCGAGGTGGCGAACCTCGCCGCGCTGGCCGGGCAGACGGTGTACCAAATCACGGTAGCGGGCAGCTCGTCGCAGCTCCGGGCGGTCTTGCCGCTGCTGGTCGCCACCCCGCGGTACGTCTGATGCCGGTCAAGTTTACCAACAACGCCGCGCAGTTCGTCGGGGATCTGGACAAAGCCCGCCGCAACGGGGTGGTGGCGTGCGGCAACCTTTTGGTGCGACGGCTCAAAAAGGCGTTTGGCTCGGGCTACTATAAGGGCGGGCGCTTCCGCGACACCCTCAAGGTGAAGGCGTCCATCCAGCGCGAGGACGCGCCGACGCTGGGGCGCGAGGGCTACGGCATCCGCGTTGGCCCGCGCTTCGGCGGGGCTGCCCCGCAGGCGGGCGGCACGCAGCGGGGCAAGGCGTGGATGGTGCCGCTGTACTGGGAGCTGGGGCACTACAACATCTTTACCCGTCGCCACGAACGGCGCGAGATCTTCCGTCCGACCGGCGTGGACGCGACCCCCGCGCTGGGCGCGGAGTACGGCAAGGTGGTCACCCGATACCTGGCGAGGTGGAAGGCATGAGCAGCGGGACGCCCCCGAACCAGAAGCCGCGCTGGGTGGTCCCCGGCACGGTCGAGCGGAACAAGACCAGCAGCACGGTGGACATCTACGCCCGCCTGCGCTGGCGCCTGTTGCAGCACGTCACGCCGCAGGGTGAACGGCTGGTGGACTACCTGGGGGCCGAGCGCGTATACGTTCGGGCCGCGCCCCAGCCGCCCAGCTACCCCTACATCACGCTGCGGCTGGAGCGCATCTCGACCCCATGGGCGTCGGGCTACCGCGAGACGGCCAGCCTAGAGGTGCAGGCCATCGGCCAGCCCGAGGCGCAACTGCCGCTGATTGAATCGGCGATGGACATCGTGGACGGCTGCCTGCTCTCCTATACTGACACGGCGGACGGGCTGATGTTCGCCCGCACCCGGACGCGCAGCACCATCCCGCTGTTCTCCGACCCAGCCGACTCGACCGTGGTCGGCGTGGTCAGCACGTTTGACCTGACCCTGTGGCCCACGGTCCTGACCAATCGTGGTTGACTACGGGCTTTGCGCCGTGTGGGCGTCTGCCGCCGCGCCCGATACGTTTCTGGTGGCGACCCTTTCCCCTGTGAGGTGATCCGATGACCGCCCCGTTGACCGGCTACACCAGCGCACTCCCCACCGATGTCCTGATGGACTCGGGCATCCTCTACGTCGGCGCGACCGTGATCGGCGCCACGCTCGGGGGGCTGAAGTTCGACCCCGGCACCGAGTACCGGAACGTCGAGTTCGATGGCAAGCGCAGCCCCGTGCGCGGGCTGGATCGCAAGTCGGCGGTGATGCCCAAGCTCACCGGCACGCTCATTCAGCTCTCGACTACGAACGTGGCGCAGATCGAGCCGGGTGCCACCGTGGTGGCGTCGGGCGCGTGGACCGGCTCGACCAGCTACCAGGGCAAGCGCTCTGGCGCGCTGCTGGCGTCGGGCGACTACTTGACCGACGTGCGGGCGGTGTGGCTGCGCGGGTCTGGGGCGTTCGTGCAGGTGCGCTTCCCCGCCGCGCTGCTGACCAAGTACGACATGACCTCGCAGGACGCCGCCGAAATCGCCATCGCGTTCGAGATTGAGGCGCGGCTGGATATGAGCGTGTCGGGGGCGAACGTTGGCGACATGAGCTACAGAATTGAGTACCTAGCTACGCCGTGAACATGACGACCAAGGTGGTGGATCTTGACGCGCTGGTGAGTGACGCGCGGCTGCCGCGGGTGCGGCTGTTCGGGCGCGAGGTGACCGTGCGGCCCATCTCCGGCGCGGCGGCGCACAGGCTGGCCGTGGCGCAGGAGGCGGACCCCACGGGCGTGTCGCTCATGGGGGCGCTGCTGGACGTGATACGGGTAAGCTGCCCGGACCTTAAGCCCGCCGAGATTGAGGCGCTGTCGGTCGAGCAGATCGGCGCGCTGGTCGGGCTGACGCGGGGCGCGGTGGCCGAGGTGGAGCAGCAGCTGGCGAGCCAGGACGCCAAGCAGGACGAGCGGAGCGGAGCGGAGCCAGCGGCGGGAAACTGATCGCGGGCACCGGGGCGGCGGTCCCGGTGCCGCGCTCAGTCTCGCAATATGTGCAGCGGGTGGTCGTGCAAGTCGCGCGCAAGACGGGGCGGCCGGTGCGGGAGGTGGCGGGGGAATCGTTCGCGCTCACGCTGTGGACGTGGGGCGAGATCATGGCGATGGACCGGGAGGCGACGGTGGAGCGCATGGGGGAACGAACGGACCTGGCGGGCCTCGTCGCCGTGGCATTTCACGAGCCGAGCAAGCTCCAGCACGCCGAGATGCGATATCTCAAAGCGGCGGGGCGGCTCTCGCCCATGATCGACGCGGCCAAGGCGCGGGCGCTGGCGCTGGTCGAGCAGCACAAGGGGCTGGCCGTGGTCGGGGAGGGCTGACGCATGGACGTGATGAGCGTTGCGGTTGCCATCAAGGAAACCGGCGCGAAAGCGGTGGAGTCCGCGCTCGACGCGCTGGGCAAATCGGCCACCGAGGCGACCGGCGACCTCAAGAAAATGGACGGGATGCTGGGCGGCCTTGGCTCTACGCTGGCAGGGCTGGCCGCAAGCATTGGCGCGGCAGCCATCTTTCAGCGCATAGCGGCGGAGACTGCCGAAGCAGAGTTCGCCACGGCGCAGCTCAATGCCGCACTCAAGTCGACGCGCGGAGTGTCCGGGCAGACCGTCCAGGCGCTCGCCGAACACGCGTCCGCGCTTCAGCTGCTGTCCGTCTATGATGACGATGTGATCGCGGGCGCGCAGGCTATGCTGCTGACGTTCACGCGCATCTCCGGCGACACGTTCCCGAAGGCCACCGAGGCTGTGCTGAACGTAGCGCAGGCCATGGGCACCGATCTGAAGTCGGCAGCCATCCAGGTGGGCAAGGCGCTAAACGACCCGATCTTGGGCGTGTCGGCGCTGGCGCGTTCGGGCATCCAGTTCACCGAAGCGCAGCGCGAGATGATCAAGCAGATGGTTGAAACCAACCGTCTGGCCGAGGCCCAGCGCATCATCCTCGCCGAGCTTGAAACGCAGTTTGGCGGCAGCGCCAAGGCCGCGCGGGACACGTTTGGCGGGGCGTTGCAAGCGCTGCAAAACGACATTGGCAACGCGCTGACGCTGACCGGCCAGTCGGCAAGTCTTGCCACGCAGCTGGTCAACTATTTCGGCACGGTGGTCCGCGGCTTGCGTACGGTCGTCGACAACTTCGTGAACCTGTTGAGCTTGGCCGTGACGACGGTGACCGGGACGCTCCGCATCCTCAAGGCAATGGAGCTGGCCCCCGAGCAGTACGCCGCGCGCTATACGGAAATTGCCAACGAGATGTCGAAGGCGTTGGAGACGTTTCGCGGCGGCTTTGATACGGCCAAGCAGGCGGGCGCGGTGTACAAGGACGCCGCCAGCTATTTTGGCCAGCTCGGCACGACCACCACGCAGGCCGCTGGCGCGTTTGACGTATTCTCGGGCAAGGTGTTCCGGGCCACCACCGCGGTCCGCAATTTCTTGGCGGGCGCGACCGGGGCAACAAAAGGTGGCGGCGGCGGTGGTGGCACAGCAAAGCCTGCCGCCCCGGCGCTTAACGCCATGGTTGAGTCGGCGTTCGCGGAGATTCGCAAGGCGCAGCAAGCTGTGACCATGGCCATTGCAGATCCGGCCGCGCCGTTTATGTCTGCGGCCATTGCGGGGCTGGACGCGCGCCGCGACGAGATGGTTGCCGCTTATGATCGCAACGTGCTGGAGCCCGCGCGTGAGATGGGCAACCAGCTTGCGCAGATCTTGTCGGCTGGCGTGGCGAACGCCTTTCAGGCGCTGACGGCCAGGGGCGGCAACATCGGGGACGCGTTTAAGGCGCTCGGCCAGACGGTGCTATCCGGGCTTGGCGATATGCTGATCCGCGTAGGCACTACGGCGCTGGTCGCGGCCATTAAGGTGAACACCATGCTCGCCACGCTGTTCAGCCCGACCGGCATTGCGGCAGCGCTGGCCGTTATCGCGCTCGGCGGGGCGCTCAAGGGCGTGGCGTCGCGCACGGTCACAACCGGGCAGGGCGCGCCGGTGACGGCGGGCGGCTTTGGCTACACCGGCATGGGCGGCGGTGGCGGCATCACGCTTCCCGGCGTGACCTATCTGCCCACCGCGGCAGGCGGCATGGGCTCGCGCGTCATGGCGGCTAACCCGGTGAACGTCACGATCATCGGCCCCAACGACCCCACGGCGCAGCGGCAGATGCAGGAGCTGATCCAGAACGCCAACCGGCGCGGCCAGACGAGGGCGGTCTAGTGGCAAGCATCACGTTCAATGACGGCACCAGCGCCACGCTGGACAACGGCACAACGGCCATCGCGGCAGGCGTCGGCTCACGCTTCGCAACCTGGACGCCCTTCACGCGGCGGGTGGGTGACACCGCGGTGGCGCTGGCGACCGGCGCGCGGACCATGTTCATCTTCCGCACCGACTACGGGGCCAGCTTTGAGCTGCGAGACGTGCCGGTCGCCAACCTGGCGGTGGCGCTGCGGCTGGTGCGGCACCTGCAAGGCGGGGGCGTCTGCACCGTGACGACGGGCGACACGGCCAGCCGCACCTACACGAACTGCGGGCTGGACCCGGAAGGGTCTGTCGAGATCGCGCAGCAGGACGCGCAGCTCTTGCTCTATAGCGTGCGGCTGTCGCTGATCAACCTGAGCGGGGCGGATATGCTCTGCACCTACGACTGACGCCCTGTGCCTAGCTTCGCCATAGAGTACCGGCTGCGGATCAAGACCCCCAGCAACCAGTTTGTCCCGGACCCGATCACGGACGCGCTGGTCATCACCAGCACGCCAAGCGGCACCAACCCGTACATCGCGGCCCCGCCCAGCGGCGACGGGCAGGAGCTGGACCCGGTCACCGGCTCGGTGCGGACGGGTTCGTATGTGGTCGAGGTGGTGGACGCCATTACCGGCGCTGATCTCACGGGCACGGTGCGCGTGGTCACCAGCGCGCTGGAGGACGCGCAGCTTCGGCAGCAGCTCCTGTCGCGCCGGGCGTTCGTCGAGACGCGCACGGACGGGGGCGCATGGGCCACGCTGACGGCGGGCTACGTCACCAGCATCCGTCTGGTGTCCCCGGCGCGCTACGCTATCACGGTGGGCGATACACGGCGGATTGAAGCGGTGCCGGTGCTGGCCTACGAGTCGCGGGTGACCCCGACCAACATCCGCGGCTGCCTTATCGGTGGCCCGGTGACGGCAGATTTTGGACCGGCCCGGTTCCGCGGCGGGTGGGAGTACGAGGTGACCGGCGTGTCGGGGCGGGTGGTGTCGGTGGCATTCCGTCGCGGTTATTCGCCCATCGCGGGCTCGGCAGCCGTCACGGATTTCGGGAAGCTGTACCGCACCGACGTGGTGGACGCCATCAACAGCTTGGGTTCCACGTTCGCGCCTGTGCCCATCGGGCCGTTTGGCGGCGGGCGCGTGGTGCTGGACCTGACGCTGTACATCGGGACCACGCCGACGAACGCGCAGCCGACTGATGTGCAGATCGCGCTGCCGGGGTGGTTTGGTCCGAACCTGGACAGCTACGGGCTGGCGTCGCTGGACCTGTACTGGCCGACGACGAGCCCCGTGCCGATCCCGAGCAGCGGGGCGCGGCTGTGGATCAGCATGACGCAGACCACGATTTCCCCGCTGTGCCCGCTGTTGGTGGACGCGCACCCGGTGGACATCGTGCTGTCGGTGTGGAACCAGAACGCGATCTATTACGACCCGTCGGCGGCATGGATCAGCACGATCCGCCAGCTGATCGGCGCGGACGTGCGGTTGGCGCTGCGCTTGACCGAGACGCCGACGATTGAGGAGTTTCTGCGGAACGCGGTGTACGGGCCGTTTGGCATCGCCCCGCGGACCAATGCGCTCGGCCAGCAAGAGTTGGTAGCTTCGCGCATCCGTCAAAGCACGCTGCCCACTTTGACGATAGCCGCGGCGGATCTGACTAGCGCCGACCCGGTGGTGTTTGACATCGACGAGAAGTCGGCGGTGGCGTCGGTCACGATTACCCAGCAGGTCATTAAAAAGTACGACAGCGGCCCGGTGTTGAGCCCGGAAACGCCCGTGGACGGTCTGGCTGTGGTGCCGGTCACGCAGCGCATCAGCAACCCGTTTGCGTTTGTGTACGGCGCGCGGGATGTGGCGTATGACGTGCCGGGAATGATCCACAACGCCGCCAGCTTTGAGGCGACCGTCACCGAGTTCCTTCAGGTTGTTGGGCGCGAGACCATCGACCGATTCCAAGCGGGCGCGGCCAGCGCCGAGGTGGCGGTGCTGGCGAGTGCGGCCAGCGCTGCCGCGCAGGTGGGCGACGAGGTGTACCTGAACGCCCCGCACTACCCGAACCAAAATTACCGGATCGGGGAAAGCACGGTCGGCGCGCGCATCATGCAGGTAATCCGCCGCACCGAGACGCCCACGGGGCCGTTGCTTCGGCTGCTGGACTCTGGCGGGGCCGCGCAGCCGGTGAGCCCTGCGGCCACCATCAGCATCGCGCAGAACACCAACCTGCCGACGCTGGTAGCGGCCTACACCATCACCAACGCCGCGACGATCAACAGCGGCGGGGTACTGTCGGTCGAGGTCGAGTGGGCGACGGGGGCTGTAGCCCCGACCGGCAACGGGCAGACGCACACCATCTACCCGCCGACCGAGGTGCCGACCGGCGCCGTGGACCTGCCCGCCGTGACCGGCTCTGGCGTGACGGTGTACGCGCGCGCACGGACGCTCCAGCTTGGCCGCAGGCCGTCCGCATGGACGGCGTGGGTGTCGGTGGCGCTCAACGCCCAGCCGACGCCGGGTGCCATCACGGTCAGCGGGCAGACGACGACCAGCGCCGACATTGCCTGGACGAACACCAGCAGCGCCTACCCCATCGCCATCTTTGCCTATCAAGGCACCGCGGCCCCGGCCAACTGGGCACCGTACCAGCTCAACGCCATCGAGGCGGGCTCAACCTTTACGACCATCCGCAGCCTGACCGGGCCCAGCGTGGCGTGGGTGGTGGCGCTGGCCTACGAGACGCCGGTCGGGCTGGGGCCGTTTCGCACGGCCACGCTGACCACGGGCAGCAGCACCGCGGCCAGCACGCGGCCCGCAGGGCTTCAGGTGGTCACCACGATTGACGATGCGCAGCTCCCGCAGGGAATCGCGCTCGGGCTTTGGGCTAACGACCCGACCCTCGACCTGATTGTCGAGCGCAGCACCACGGGCGGCGGCGTGGGCTTTGCCGAGATCGCGCGCGTTAACGGCAGCAGCGAGACGTATGCCGACCTGCTGCCGCGCGACGGCACGACCTACCATTACCGGCTGCGGCACGCGCTGGGGGGCTACACCACCAGCACGTTCACGGGCGAGGTGAGCGGGGCCGCGCGCGGCATCCCGTCGCCCGTCATCCGGCCCGGTCCGGTGACGCCCACGGTGCGGGTAAATGTGACCGAGACTAGCACCACGGCGACCCTCACGCTGTTGGTGCTGGACCCGCAGGGGCGCACCTCGCAAGTCCGATTCCGGCATGATCCGGGCACGGGCACGTTTGGCGCGTGGACGGTGGTGTCCCCCACCATCGTGTCGGCGGACGAGGACAGCTACGCCTACAGCGCCACCATCCCGGTGACGGGCTTTCTGCGCGTCGAGTACGAGGTCAAGGGCTTCGACGCGGACGGCGTGGACCGCGTGTTGGCGGGCGGCATTGAGTCGTTCGACCGCAATGCCACGGCGGATCTGGTGTCGGCGGTCGGCTCGTTCGGCATCGCGGGCAACTTTATCTTGGCAATTGCCGCCGACACCGATACGGCGTCGATCAAGTACGTGTTGAGTACGACCAGCCAGCCCAACCTCGCCACGGTGCAGGCGGCGTCCCCGGTCAACGGCCGCAACGTTGTGCAGACGTTCGCGGGGCCATACGACCTGGGCACGGTGCTGTACGTTTCCATCCTGGCGTACACCGGCGCGGGTGGCACGGGCACCGAGTCAGGGCTGTTTGAGTACCAGTACCAGCGCATGGCTGGGGCGGTGCAATGCCTCGCCGCGGAGGTAGGCAGCACGCCGACCACCAGCACCGTGACGGCCAATGCGTTGTTCGCCAACGGCACCACCATCAGCGGCGGCGAGGTGCGGCTGGCGGCGTTGTACGGACCCACCTCCGGCGCGGCTACCATTGCCAGCGGCGCGCCGGTGTTGACATGGACGGCAGCCCCTGGCGTCTGGGTGTTCAACCGTGGCGCGCCGTTGTCCGGCCCGACGCAAGCACGGTTTGAGGCACGGCGCAGCGCAGCCAACGTCAACGAAACCGATCAGGACACGCTGGAAATCGTCGAGGAAGGGCGGGACACCAAGCCGCTGATCTCGCGCGCGCGGGTCATCGCCAGCACGGCGACGGACCTCACAGTCCGCGTGGCGGTGGTGACGCCCAGCCCCTACGCCGCGGCGTCTACCACGATCAGCTATAGCACCACCGGCCTTGGCACGGTGTCGCCCACCAGCCCGCAGACCATTACGTCGGGCGTGGCCCCGCTCCAGATTCCCGAGCCGGTCGGCACCTACGTCGACTTTACGGTGCCGCGTCCCGCGTTCAATGCCGCGGCGGGGGGCATCACGTTCACGGCCACGGCGTCGGGCTTTGCGCCTGACACGGACCCCATTACGATCCCGCCGCAGGACAAGGACTTTACGCCGCCGACGTTCAGCCCCACGTTGACGCTGACCAGCACCACCGGCCAGGTAAGCTGGCCCGCGGTGGCGGCGGGTGTCACGGTCGAGGGGTCCAACGACAACGTGACGTTCACCACGGCGACCGGCACCGTGTACCCGACCGCGGCAACGGGCCGCAACGCATTTGGTGGATCGACCAAATTCCTGTTCGTGCGGGCCTATAACGCGGCGGGCGTCTACACCCCCACGACCGCGTTCGCGGTGCCGCCGCAAGACCCCACGGTCCCCGCCATTACGCGGTTCACGTCGGCCAGCCTGACGCTGCGCTACGCCACGGACCCGACGTATCCGAACCAGTTTGAGCTGAATTACACGATCAGCAATTTCCCAAGCGGCGGCACCATGAACGCCGTAATTTTGCAGGACGGCGTGGACGTGGGCGTGCGCCCTACGGGTGGCCCGCCGGGTACGCCATCGCAGACGCAGGGGTTCTGGTCGTCGCCGGTCGCACTCAACGCCACGGGCTCGCCCGCGATTGAGTGGTCGATTTATCTTGAGGTGCTGGACAGCACGGGCAACAACGTCGAAGCCACCTCCAAGACCTTGACCGCGACGAGCTACGTCTGATGCAGCTCCATGCCTTAGGTATCCCGCATACTGTGACGCGGCAAGACTTTAGCCATTGCGCGTTCACGCAAAAGGTGAGGCGTCTCGCCCCCATGCTGTTCCCGCATGGCTTGCGCGTCATCCACTACGGCGTGGCAGGCAGCGAGTCGGGGGCCGCGGATGACGTGGTGCTGATGGAGCAGGACGAACACCAGGCGCTGCTGGGCCACGCCTACCACGCGGTCGGGAAAGGGTTCTATGGGGCCGACGCGGTGGACAACAGCCCGGTCTACCGGCAATGGAACCTGTACGCGCGCGAGGAGCTGAAGGCGCGCGTCCAGCCCGGAGACTTGATCCTGCTTCCGTTTGGCCACGCGCACGCCGCCGCGATCCGCGGCCTGCCGGTGCTGGCGGCGGGCGCGGGGGCGATTGAATCGGGGATCGGCTATTACGACTGCCTGCTGCCGTGGCGCATTTACGAGTCGTACGCCGTGCGGCACGGCGTCATGGCAAAGGAGGGGCGGCACGGCGTGCAGCTCGAGAGCCCGCGCTTGGAGTTCGTGGCCCCCAATTATTACGACGTGGACGAGTGGCCGCGCGGGCGCGGGAAAGGCGACTACATCGCCTTCCTTGGGCGGCTGACGGAGGGCAAGGGCGTCGCCGTGGTGCTGGAGCTGGCGCGCCGCCGCCCGGACCTGCGCTTCCGCCTGGCGGGGCAGGGCGACCCGGACGTGTTTGGCCCCGCGCCGGACAACGTGGAATTTGTCGGCAGCCTGAACACCGAGCGCGCCGAGTTCCTCGGCAACGCTACGGCGATCATCGCGCCCAGCCGCTACGCGGAGCCGTTCTGCGG